AGTCTGCAAAGCAGAACCCTGGTGAGGAGAACGCATTCCGGCAGCTCCGTTTGAACCAGTGGGTCAAGCAGGCAGTCCGTTGGATGCCGATGCATCTGTGGGACAAATGCGAGTTCGCAGTCAACGAAGATGCTTTGGAAGGTCGTGTCTGCTACGGTGGCCTGGACTTGTCCTCCACCACGGATATCACGGCGTTGGTGCTTGTTTTCCCGCCCACCGATGAGGATGACAAATATATTATTCTGCCGTACTTCTGGATTCCAGAGGATAACATTGACCTGCGTGTGCGACGAGACCATGTGCCATACGATGTTTGGGAACGCCAGGGCTTCCTACAGACCACCGAGGGCAATGTCGTTCACTATGGTTACATCGAAAAATTCATCGAACGTCTGGGTGAACGCTATAACATCCGTGAAATCGCATTTGACCGTTGGGGTGCTGTGCAGATGGTGCAGAACCTTGAGGGTATGGGCTTCACGGTGGTTCCTTTCGGACAGGGCTTTAAGGATATGTCCCCACCGACAAAGGAACTGATGAAACTGGTGCTTGAGGAGAAGGTCGCCCATGGTGGGCATCCCGTTCTCCGCTGGATGATGGATAACATCTTCATCCGCACCGACCCCGCTGGCAACATCAAGCCGGACAAAGAAAAATCCACAGAGAAGATTGACGGTGCGGTTGCCACCATAATGGCTCTCGACCGTGCGATCCGCTGTGGCAATGATACCAGTGCTTCGGTCTATGACAGCCGAGGCATTTTGTTTATATGAAGGGAGTGACGTGATATGGGTATCTTTTCTGGTTTATTCAAATCCAGAGACAAGCCTGAAAACAGAACAGCAGGAAGTTCATACACCTTTTTCATGGGTGGTTCGACTTCCGGCAAAAATGTGACCGAACGGTCTGCCATGCAGATGACTGCCGTTTACTCCTGTGTCCGTATTCTGGCAGAGGCAGTGGCGGGTCTTCCGCTCCATGTCTACAAGTACAACGAAAGCGGTGGCAAAGAAAAAGCCATCGACCATCCGCTGTACCGTCTGCTCCATGATGAGCCGAACCCTGAAATGAGTTCTTTCGTGTTCCGAGAGACCCTCATGACCCATCTGCTCCTCTGGGGCAATGCATATGCCCAGGTCATCCGTAACGGCAAGGGTGAGGTCGTTGCCCTCTACCCGCTGATGCCCAACCGCATGACCGTGGACAGAGATGCCAAGGGGAAACTGTACTACCGATACATCACCACTTCGGATGACGCACCCACAATGGAGGGCTCCACAGTCACGTTAAGCCCCTCGGATGTCCTGCACATTCCCGGTCTCGGCTTTGATGGTCTTGTAGGCTACAGCCCCATCGCTATGGCGAAGAATGCTATCGGTATGGCTATGGCCTGTGAGGAGTTCGGAGCCAAGTTCTTTGCAAACGGCGCTGCGCCCTCCGGTGTTCTGGAGCATCCCGGCACCATCAAGGACCCTGGTCGTGTTCGTGAAGCATGGCAGAGTCAGTTCGGTGGATCTTCCAATTCCGGCAAGGTTGCAGTTTTGGAAGAAGGAATGAAGTACACACCGATTTCCATTTCCCCAGAACAAGCGCAGTTCCTGGAAACCCGCAAATTCCAAATCAATGAAATCGCTCGAATTTTCCGCGTCCCGCCCCACATGGTGGGTGACCTGGAAAAGTCGAGCTTTTCTAATATTGAGCAGCAGTCCCTTGAGTTCGTGAAATACACCCTGGACCCCTGGCTGATCCGTTGGGAGCAGTCCATCTTCCGTGCTTTGTTCAGTGCGGACGAGAAGGTCAGCTATTTTGTGAAATTCAATGTGGAAGGTCTGCTGCGTGGCGACTATGCCACCCGTATGACCGGCTACGCAACCGCCCGTCAGAACGGCTGGATGTCCGCAAATGACATCCGTGAATTGGAGAATCTGGATCGCATCCCCGCAGAGGAAGGCGGCGATCTGTATCTCATCAACGGCAATATGCTCCCGCTGTCCAACGCAGGGGCTTTTGCAAATATAACCCCAACTACTGATGGAAAGGAGAAAAATCCCGATGAAGAAGTTCTGGAACTGGAAGAACCAGGCGGAAACGGAGACGACTCCGGCACAGCGGACGCTGCATCTGAACGGCACCATCGCAGAGGAAAGTTGGTTTGACGATGATGTCACACCGCAGCTTTTCAAAGAGGAACTGATGTCCGGTTCCGGTGATATTACCGTTTGGATCAACAGCCCTGGCGGTGACTGCGTGGCCGCAGCCCAAATCTACAATATGCTGATGGATTACCCCGGCAATGTCACCGTGAAAATTGACGGCATCGCCGCCTCCGCAGCATCGGTCATTGCTATGGCCGGTACCACCGTGCTGATGTCTCCCGTGTCCATGATGATGATTCACAACCCTATGACCATTGCTTTCGGTGACACTGCGGAAATGCAGAAAGCCATTGAAATGCTGGCAAGCGTAAAGGATTCCATCATCAACGCCTATGAGATTAAGACCGGGCTTTCCCGCGCGAAGCTGAGTCATCTCATGGACGCAGAAACCTGGATGGACGCAAACAAGGCCGTAGAACTTGGCTTTGCAGATGGCGTCCTCAAGCGCGGCAGTGATACAGAGGACATGGACGTACCCTCCGTATCCATGCTGTTTTCCGAGGCAACCGTTGTCAATTCTCTCAAGGAGAAGTTGGCAGCCAAGTGCCGTATTGCGCCCAAGACAACCGAACCCACCCGTACACACAGAGCCGATGACTTTATGGAGCGGCTCAACCTTATCAAAAACTGGAGGTAATTTATTATGACTATCAACGAGCTGCGCGCAAAGCGTAACCAGGCTTGGGAGGCTGCAAAGGCTTTTGTTGCTACCAAGCGCGACAAGGACGGCCTGCTCTCTGCGGAGGATGCCGCCACCTACAATCAGATGGAGCAGAAGGTCAAGGACTATAGCGCCGAGATCGACCGAATGGAGCGTCAGGAGGCCATCGACCGTGAAATGAATGCTCCTACCAGCACTCCCATCACCACCAAGCCCGCAACTGCCAAGGTGGACACCAAGACCGGCATCGCTGCCGATGCGTACAAGGAGGCCTTCTGGAATGCCACCCGTACCCGCGATGGCATTTCCTACGAGGTCCGCAACTCTCTGAAGGTCGGTGTTGACTCCGAGGGCGGTTATCTTGTCCCCGACGAGTTCGAGAAGACCCTGGTGCAGTCTCTGGGCAAGAAGCGTATTGTCCGTGAACACGCTTATGTGTTCCAGACCAATTCCGGCAGCCACAAGATTCCCGTGGTCACCACCAAGGGCACCGCTTCCTGGATTGACGAAGAGGGTGCTATCCCCGAAGGTGATGATGCTTTCGGTCAGCAGACCATTGGCGCCCACAAGGTCGGTACCATCATCAAGGTCTCCGAGGAACTTCTGAACGATGCCGCCTTTGACCTGGAAGGTTACTTCTCCGCAGAGTTTGCCCGTCGTATCGGCAACAAGGAAGAGGATGCCTTCTTCAACGGTGACGGTGCGTCCAAGCCCCTGGGCATCCTGGCTGATGACGGCGGTGCCGATATTGGCGTGACCGCTGCGTCCGCTACCGCTATCACTGCGGAGGAAATCATCTCCCTGTTCTACAGCCTGGAGGCTCCTTACCGTGAGAACGCCATCTGGGTGTTCAATGACTCCACTATGGCTGCCATCCGTAAGCTGAAGGGCTCCGATGGTCAGTTCCTGTGGCAGAAGGCGCTCCATGAGGGCGACCACGAGACTCTGCTCGGCAAGCCTGTGTTCACTTCTCCCTTTATGCCCGAAATCGCCGCTGGCAGCAAGCCTGTCCTCTTCGGTGATTTCAGCTTCTACTGGATCGGTGACCGCCAGGGTGTGACCTTCAAGCGTCTCAACGAGCGTTATGCCGATACCGGTCAGATCGGTTTCCTGGCTACCAAGCGTGTGGATGCCAAGCTGGTGCTGTCTGAAGCCATGAAGGTGCTTCAGATGAAGTCCGCAACTTAAGTGATGGGAGGTGGCGGTGATGGACGCTCTGCTTGAAAAAGTAAAACAGAATCTGATTCTCGACCATGCGGCGGATGATGCATTGCTGAAGGGCTACATCGCCGCCGCTGTTTCCTACGCGGAAAGCTATCAGCATATTCCGGCTGGCACCTATCAGCTTGAAACCATGCCTCCAACTACCGAGCAAGCAATCATTATGCTGTCGTCCCATTTCTATGAATCCAGGGACGGCAGCACCGGTGGTTTCTTTGGGGACAATGTGCAGGCGGGTCAGCAGGTCTGGAACACGGTCAACCTTCTGCTTCGGCTCGACCGAGATTGGAAGGTGTGACCATGAGTTTCGGAAAAATGAACGGCTTTGCCGATATTGTTGCAACAAAACGGATCAAGGACAGCGAGGGCTTCTCCACTACTGTGGATGAGGTTCTCGCGTCTGTCCGTGTTTACCG